GGCAACAGCAACCTGATCACCAAGACCAAAACGCTTCAGCCGTCCGAGGTCTACACGTTCCCCGAGTTGGTCGGGCAGGTTTTGAACCCTGGCGACTTCATCAGTACAATCGCTGGAACCGCCACCGCCATCAACATGCGGGTTTCTGGCCGCGAGGTGACCTGATGCAAATGACAGTCACTTACGGTGAGGGGTTCGCTGTTGCAAAACCGCAAACGCTTGCGGAGCGTGTTGCAGCGTTGCAAGACGAGATCTCTAAGCACCCTCAATACGAGCCGCCAACGGAACATGTGTTTCATGGCGGCATGTACTGCCGTCAAGTGTGGCGTCCTGCTGGATGCCTAATTGTGGGCAAAGTCCACAAAAAAGAGCATTTCTACATGATCGTTTCGGGCACTGTCAAAGTGACCACGGACGATGGGGTTCAGACCATTACTGGGCCAATGCTGCTGTGCAGCAGCCCCGGAACCAAACGCGCCGTGTATGCAGAAACAGACGCGCTGTGCATGACTTTTCACAGAGTTGAGTCAAACACGGTTGAAGAAGTAGAATCAGAGTTAGTGGAAGACGATCCAAATTCGATGTTTACCATTGGCAATAAAGTCAAAAACCAGCAGATTGAGGTGAAACCATGAGTTTTGTAACAGCAGCCCTTATTGGCGGCGGTGCCGCAATCCTTGGTGGCGCTATTGCTGGGCAGGGTGCCAAAAAAGCAGCGTCCACGCAAGCAGCAGCAGCAGACCGCGCTGCTGAAATCCAAAAAGAAATGTTTGAGCGCAACATTGAGTTGCAAGCACCATTTCGTGAGGCGGGTGTCAACGCACTGAGCAAACTGGTTCCGTTGACCGAGTACCAAAACTTTGGCATGGCCCAGTTTCAACAAGACCCCGGCTATGCTTTCCGCATGTCTGAAGGTATGAAAGGACTAGAACGGTCCGCTGCTGCCCGTGGCGGCTTGTTGTCAGGCGCTGCCATGAAGGGTATCCAGCGATTTGGTCAAGACTTGGCGTCACAGGAATACCAGAACGCATTTAACCGTTACGGAATTGAACGCGACCGTAGGTTAAACCCGTTGCAATCGTTGGCTGGTGTTGGGCAAACGTCAACTAACCAGTTGGCCTCTGCGGGGCAAAACTATGCGACAGGTGCAGGACAAGCAATCGGTGCTGCTGGTCAAGCTCGCGCATCAGGTTACGTAGGGCAATCCAATGCATTGACTGGCGCTCTTGGCGGTGCAAGCAACATGTACATGCAAGGCCAAATGCTTAACCGAATGTTTCCATCGTCTAGCGGCGGCGGTAGTAGTACCAATTTTATGCCCACAATGGCTCCTTCTTGGGGCGGCGGAGGCGGCGGCGATTGGTCACAAGGCGGAACTTGGGCACCCTAAGGATTAAATATGTCACTCGTGAACCCTAACATTGCACTATCGACGCGAGGTGTTGAACTGCAAGACCCGCTGGCTCAGTACGGTCGTGTCATGGCGATCCAACAAGCGGGGAACCAAAACGCCCTTGCTCAGTACCAACTTGGTGCAGCACAGCGTGGAGAGGCTCGTGACATTGCCCGAACAAACGCGCTTGCTGGAGCCGGGTCTGATGAAACAGCCATTGCAAATGCACTGTTGAAATCGGGCGACATTCCTGCGTACTCTGCTTTTGTCAAAGCAATAGAAGATCGCAAAACTCAAAGACTCACGCAGCAAAAAACTCAAGGTGAGATTTCTGCGCAGCCGCTGGCGATGCAAAAAGCAGAAAACGAGTTGTTTGACACGTCGATGAAACAGATTCGCAATTTTTGGGGAAGTGTTCGCACACCCGAAGATGCTATGGCAATTCACGATGCCACGCACAGAGACCCAGTGATCAAAAAGCGGCTGCAAGCATTTGGAATTACTGAGCAGATGGGTCGTCAGCAGATCATAGACGCTGCCCAAGACCCCGCCCGTTTTGCCGCGTTTGTGCAAAAAGCACAACTGGGTGCTGAAAAGTTCATGGAGTTGAACAAGCCAACCACTTTTGCTCAAGACACAGGCACTGGTGGCCGTGTCATGTCAAGACCAGGACTTGGTGGCGAGGCTACCGTTGTGCCAGGCAGTGAGTTCATCAAACAGATGGCTCCCGGTGAAGCCGAGCGCCTTGACATCAGTCGCAGTCAGCTTCGTACATCACAAGGTCAGTTGAGTTTGGCGCAGCAGAAGTTTGCGTTTGAAAAGGCCAATCCCGGTTTTGAATTGCAACAAACTGAAGATGGTTCATTTGTCGGCATCAACAAACGCACATTGCAGGCAATTCCTGTCACGATGGGTGGTGCTACTCCAACAGCACCTGCGGCTGCTCCAACAGCACCGGGTGCCGGTATGCCCGGTCCACGGATGCCAGCACCAGCAACGCAAGTTATTCCCGGTATGACCAGTGTGCTGGATCAACCAGCACCTGTTGCCCCTGTTGCTCCCGGTTCTCCTGTAAAGGGTGCACCCAAGAACAAAGACATTTCCGTGTCTGAACAACAAGCCTCGTACAACATTGCGCGTGTGCTCAATGCTGCCGACGAAATCGGTAAGATTACAAAGAAAGACCCGAAGGCATTGGCTCCCGGTGCCATTGAAGCGGCGTTCAAATCAAGTGGACTTGAGGGTGCGGCCAACGTGGCTCGAAGCACAAATCGTCAAATCGTTAACGGCGCTCAACGTGATGCTTTGGATGCGCTGTTGTACTTAGCAACCGGTGCTGCGTACAACAAGGAGCAGTTGCAGGGCGCATTTGAAGCGTACATTCCATCGTACACTGACGACACGGGCAACCGTGAAGCCAAGCAAGCCCGCATGACCAGTTTGATTCAAGACGCAAAAATTCGCGCAGGTAAGGCGTGGACGCCTAAAATGGATGCGGCGATGACTTCTCTTACTGGCTCAACTGGGCCTGCTGCTGCGGCTAACATTCCGGCACCTAAGGGTGTTGATTCTTCGCTTTGGAACGTGATGACACCCGAGGAGCGGAAACTATGGCAGCCGAAATGACCCTTGAGCAACAGCGAGCATTGGCGATGGCAAGCGCACGATTGCGCTTGCAGCAATCGAGTGGTGGTGGACTTGCTAGTCAAATCCCCGGCTCTGATGTTCAAGCACCTGCGTCCACCGCTGCACCGGAACGCCCCGAGTCGGGTTTCTTTGGTAAATTGATGGCTCCGCTGGAAACGGCTGTCACACTGGGAACCAGCGCAATCACAGCCCCTATCGTAGAGGGTGCAAAGATATACGGGGCGTTGACCAGCGGCCAATTTGGTACACAGCAGGGCATTAAAGCTGGTGAGCAAACTGGCCGCAAAGTGCAGCAGTTCTTTCAGCCGCAGGTTAGTCCTGAGTCTGAGCGACAGACTGCCGCTATTTCAAACGCGCTTGCTCAAACCGGTCTGCAAGGTGTGCCGCTGAACATGATGGGCAACATGGCAACGCTTGCCAAACCTGCGGTGCAGCAAGTGGCACCCGTTATCAAAGCGCCACTTGATGCTCGTAGACAACGTGTCCAAGAAGCGCGTGTTGCTGAAAGCTACAAGGCTGCACCTCAAATTGAAGCTGCGCAAGCTGGGCAGCGACTTGGTGTCGCTCTAAACCCTGCTGAATCCAACCCGACTGTTGCCAATAAGCTGAAATCTGTAATAGGTGGAACAGCCGACATCGACACTCGATTGTCTAAGTTCAACTTGGAAAAAATTACAGAACAAGTGCGAAATGACTTGGGTGTTGCAGTCACTGACAGATTGGATGACGCCGCAATCAATCGCGCTCTTGACCAAGCTAGTGCGCCATACGATCCAATCCGTGCAATGCCTGTACTGCAAGCCAGTGATGATGTTGTATCGTCAATTTTGGCACTTGATAAGCCTGCGACATTGGGTGGAAAAGCACAAGCCTCTGCTGCTCGTGCGTTGATTGACGATGTTGTAACAGAACTTCAAACGGGTCGCAGTGGTGCTCAAGTTCTTGACGACATTCGTCAATTGCGCCGAACTGCTCAAAGTGTGTACAAGGCCCGCGACAAGGGTAACAACCCGCCGCCAGCGGAAGTGGCGCGGGCAGATGCACAAATGGGTATTGCAAGTGCGCTTGAAAAAATGATTGACGAAAATGCGCCTGACCCGCAAACATTGGCAAATTTTCGCCAAGCGCGTCAACGCATGGCTCAAATCTACGATCACGAGCGGGCAATTAACTACGCAACCGAAACCATAGACCCTGCCGTGTATGCCAAACTACTAAATGAACGCAAAGGTAACATGACTGGGGTTGGCGCTGACATTGGCAAAGTAGCTGCAAACTTCCCCAAAGTCGTAAGCACCAGCGCGATTACCGATCTCAACCCTCGACTGACGCGATCCGGTGTTGGCGGTACTCTGGGTTTTATTGTAGGTGGTGTTCCCGGTGCAGCATTGGGTACGGTAGCTGGTTACACGGCCAGTGCAGCGCAGACCAAGCGAATGATGTCGCCAGCGTATCAGCGTCGAAATGCAATGCCTGCTGACTATCGACCAACTCCTAATACATTGGCTAATGAACCAGTCAACCAAAACGCCCTTGCACGTTAATACAAATTAGTTAAAATACGGGAACTTTCATGATGGAATCAGCAGAAATGGCCGAGATCGACCCAGTGAAGTACGGAGTCTTGTGGGAGCGCGTCAAGGGTTACGAACGCCGCTTCGATGAGATGAGCACCAAGATCGACAAGATGGAAGGTCATGTCGAGAAGCTGGTGGCCCTTGCGAACCAAGGCCGTGGCGGGTTTTGGGCTGGAATGGCTTTTGTTTCGATCATTTCCAGCGGAATAGGGTTTACCCTAAGTTGGATCAAGGGGCACTAAGTTATGGTTGACCTTACCAAAGCCATCGGAGCAGTTGCCGCAAGCGTTGCCGCGCTAGGCGGCAGCTACACGCTTGCCGACAAGTTCGGTTGGCTTGACAGGGCCATCATTGAATGGACTCCAGAGCATTTTAAAATTGTGGCCGAGGCTGGCAAACCGATCAACGTCACTGTTGCGCGGATCAAAAAGCGTGACGACTGCTCTGTCGAGAGTTTTACACCAAGCATTCGTGATGCGGCAGGCATGGTGCATGAAGCAACCACCACCGCAAGCAAGTTTAGTGGTCCAGCAGGGCCAGAGATTGACACCTTTACGTACCAGCTCACGATGGTGCAAAAAGAGAAGATTGCTGATGGCAAGGCAACCCTGCTGGCAACGATCAAGTACAAGTGCCCCGAGGGTGAGCGAGTGGTTCAGTATCCCCGCCATCCAAACCTAAGTTTTGACCTGAAAGGGTAATCATGGATTGGCTCAAACAGATCGCTCCTACCATCGCCACTGCGATGGGTGGCCCACTGGCAGGCATGGCTGTGTCGGCCATCTCCAAGGCCATTGGGGTTGACCCTGATAAGGTGGAAGACATGATTTCCAACAACAAGTTGTCAGCCGAGCAGATCGCACAGGTCAAGATTGCAGAGATTGAGTTGCAAAAGCAGGCGCAGGAACTGGGCCTGAACTTTGAGAAGCTGGAAGTTGAGGACCGCAAGTCAGCCAGGGACATGCAGGCCACCACGCGCAGCCTGATGCCACCCATCTTGGCTGGCGCAGTCACCATCGGCTTCTTTGGCATCATGGTCATGATGTTCTTCAACCAGATCGACAGCAGCAACCCGGCGATCTTGATGATGCTGGGCAGCTTGGGTACGGCGTGGACTGGCATCATTGCCTACTACTTCGGATCGTCTGCTGGCTCCCAGGCCAAGACTGACATTCTCTCAAGAACAGCAAAATGAACCTGACACCCAACTTCACCCTTGACGAGTTGACAGCATCCGAGTCAGCCGAGCGCAACGGCTGGGACAACACGCCCAACGATGCAGAACTTGAGAACCTCAAGCGACTGGCTGACTTTTTGGAACAGGTCAAAGTGGTGCTGGGCGGCAAGCCGGTCATGA